CGCAACTGGACCAACCGGTACGCGCTGGAGAGCCGCCCCGGAAAGCTGGTGCATCACTCGGATTACCGCTCAGTGCCCCGGGAGTGGCTGGGGCCGCGATTTCTGGCCGATGCCGAGCATCTGCGGGATACCAACCCCACCGCCTACCGCCACGAATACCTGGGCGAGGTTGTGGGCAGCGGCACGCAGGTGTTCGAGAATCTGCGGCTGGAGCCCATCCCGGCTGATCTGCGGGCGGGCTTTGACCGCCCCCTGCACGGGGTAGACTGGGGCTATTATCCCGATCCCTGGGCCTACAACGGAATGCAGTATGACGCCGCCCGGCGCATCCTGTACATTTACGATGAAGCCACTGCCCGGCGCAGAGGCAACCAGGAAACCGCCGCGCTGCTTCTGACCCGGGGCCTTGCCGGCCAGCTTATCACCGCCGATTCGGCAGAACCCAAGAGCATCGGGGACTACAACGCCCTGGGGCTTCTCTGCCGGGCCGCTGCCAAAGGCCCCGGCAGTGTGGAATACAGCTACAAATGGCTGCAGAGCCTGGCCTGCATCTGGATCGATCCCGACACCTGCCCCGACACCGCCCGGGAGTTTGGCGAATACGAGTACGAGCGGGACAAGAAGTCGGGTGAGATTCTGGGCGGCTATCCCGACATCAACAATCACCATATCGATGCGGTGCGGTACGGCACCGAAAGCATCTGGAAACGCAGGGGGCTGTAATGAATCTTTTTCAAAGCATAAAGGAGGCTGTGAGGCAGTTGCTGGGAAAACAGGAGATCGCCGCTTTGGGGGCAAAGGAAAGCGGCCCGATGTACGAGGCGGTGCGGGAATGGGACAATCTGTTCTGGCGCAGCGAGCTGCCCGATGGTTCCCTGGGCATGGCTGTGCAGGTCACCGCCTATCTGGCCACTCTGGCCACCAACGAGATCACCCTTTCCGCCGGCAGCGGACAGCGGGCGGACTGGATCAATGCCCAGATCCTGGAGCATCTGCAGCCGGTGCTGCACCAGGCGGTGCAGACAGCGGCCCAGGGCGGCATGGCCGCGGTAAAGCCCTATCTCATGGGCAGCAACGTATACGCCGAGGTCATCCCCCGCAGCCGCATTTTCCCCCGGCGCTGGGGTCCGATGGGTCGCATCGACGCGGGCTTTTTCACCGACTTCGACCGGCTGGAAAGCGGCGCCCGGGTGTGCCGGGTGGAAGAATTTGAGCTGACAGCCCAAGGGCTTCGAATCACCAACCGGGCCTACCGGCTGCGGGACGGCGATCACCTGGGCGGCCAGATCGAGCTGTCGGCGGTGGAGCGGTGGGCCGCTCTGGCCCCCGAAGTACAGATTGCCGGGGTGGATCGGCCCCACTTCGGGCTGCTGCGGATGCCCATGGTCAACAACATCGATCCCTCCCCCGCCCCGGTGAGCTTTTACGCTCAGGCGGTGGAATCCATCCGCCAGATTGACGACACCCTGGCGCAGCTGTTCTGGGAGCGGGATACCGGCAAGCGCCGGATGATCGTAGACCGCACCGCCGCCGTGAAAGACCCGGTGAACGGCAAACCGGCCATCCCCTTCCGGCAGTTGGCGTCGGACTATTACCTCACCCTGGACATGCCCCAGGACGGCCCGCCCTGGGGTGATTACACCCCCTCCCTGCGGGTGGAGGAATACCGCAAACTGCTGGAAACCCAGCTGCGGTTGCTGGAGATGCAGCTGGGCCTGTCCCCGGGCACCTTCGCCCTGGACACCCCCAGCGGGCGGGTGACCGCCACCCAGGTCATCAGCGAGGACCGCACCACCTACAACACAGTGCAGGCGGTCCAGACCCGGGGCCTGGCTGCCGGGCTGCGGGACGTGCTGTACTGGTACGACGCCTTCGCCAGCCTGTACACCCTTGCCCCGGCAGGCGCCTTCCAGCCGTCGGTGAGCTTCGGTGACAGCATCTTCGAGGACACCGGCACCGAATTTGTCCGCCGCAAGGCGCTGGCCGACGCCGGCTATATCCGACCTTCGCTGCTCCTTGCCTGGTATTTTGGCACAGACGAGGACACCGCCGCCGCCATGCTTCCCCCCGATGCCGCCGGCGCCCCGCTCTCCTTCTGATGAGGTGAACCATGCTGACGCCGGACTATCTGGACACCCTTCCCGACGCGCTGGTGGAGCTGTGGCAGCAGGTGGAAGAGGATATTCTGCAGGATATCGCCCGCCGCATCGCAAAAATGGAGCGTGTCACCGATACCGCCGACTGGCAGCTGTGGCGATTTGAGCAGATCCAAGCGCTGCATCAGGATGTGGCGGCGCTGCTGGCCAAGTACAGCGGCAAGACCACCGCTGAGATCCGCCGTCTGTTGCTGGAGGCAGGACGGCAGGCCCTGGCATCTGACGATGAGCTGTACCGGGCCCTGGGCTTTTCCCCCTCCTCCATCGAAACCAGCGAGCAGCTGAACAACCTGCTCAATGCCGGCTACCGCCAGACCCTGGGCAGCTGGCAGAACCTCACGGCCACCACCGCCAACACCGTGACCGGCGAATTTGAACGGGCCCTGGACCGGGCCTGGCTGCAGATCTCCAGCGGCGCCTTTGATTACAAAACAGCCGTCAAGCAGGCTGTGGACGGTCTTGCCCAGCGCATGGCAGGGGTCACCTACCCCTCCGGCCACCGGGACACTTTGGAAGTGGCGGTGCGCCGGGCTGTCCTCACCGGCGTCAATCAAACCTCCGCCCAGCTGCAGCTGGCCCGGATGGAGGAAATGGACTGCAATTTTGTGGAGGTCACCGCCCACGGCGGCGCCCGGCCCCAGCATGCTGTCTGGCAGGGCAAGGTCTACCACCGGGGCGGGGCGGTGATATACGATGGGGTGCGGTACGAGGACTTCGAGACTGCCACCGGCTACGGCACCGGCCCGGGGCTGTGCGGCTGGAACTGCCGGCACAACTTCTATCCGTTTTTCCCCGGCTTGTCGGAGCCGAACTGGGGGCAGGGGCAGCTGGAGGCGCTGAACGCCAAAGAGGTGGAATACGGCGGCCATATGTACAGCCGGTATGAGATCAGCCAGATGCAGCGGCAGCTGGAGCGCAGGGTGCGCAAGGCAAAACGCCGGTATCTGGCCGAGGACGCCGCCGGACTGGACGCCACACAGGCAGCCGTTCAGCTGAAGGCCGCCCGGCAGAAGCTGGCTGCCTTTGTGCGGGATACCGGCGGCCGGGCGGACAGCCAGCGCACCGGCGTGGCGGGATTCGGGCGCAGTGCGGCGAGCAAAGCAACAGCTGCTGCTGAACGCAATCATCGTCTGTGGCTGAAATCCATCGGCGCAGAAAAAACTTCTCTGAATACCCTTGCCAAATACTATGATGGGAAGTATAATAATTCTCCTGCCTATCGTATGCTGACACGATATGCGCAAAGCGTAGAGTCCGGAATGCTTTCTCCCCTGTCCGGTCTTGATCTTTACAGTACGCTGTATGAACGTATCGAACAGGAAATCATTGGGCAGGAAACTGCAAACGGTATCCGGATTCGGGCGCAGAGCCAGCATTTTATGGAGCGTGTTTTAGGAACGATGAAGGACCCGCATACCGGCTATTCCCGTTCCGGCGTGCCGATCGAGGATATCATTGACTGCGTCCTCCACGGCACAGCACGCCCCGTTCGAAATTCCGAAAAGAGCTCCAGCCAGCTTTTTTGTACAGAAAAGTGCGCCGTGTCCATCAACCCCAAGACCGGCGTTCTGATTCAGTGCAATCCTTTGTGAGGTGACATTTGTGGAACGCTATCAACTTTCCCCGAGTGCATTCGATACTCTTTTGAAAGTAAATCTGGAACAGCTGGGAAATCATGTTGTTCTTGACCGCAGCACTTACAGCCTGCGCACCGATCGCTTTACGCTCTTGCTGATTTTGCTCAACGAGGAGATCGCCGCAGAAGGCATGACCCCCGATCAGGAGCGTGTCAACGAGTACGGAATCCAACTGTATGCGTTGTATGACGAATTGTACGCACAGAAATAATCAGCGCAGTTCAATTTGCAGTTTTGCAAATCGCAAGGCTCACCGCCCGCCCGGGCGGCGGGCCTTTTTATATGCCTGTTCGCCCTGCACGAGGGGTGGGCGGGCAATTTTTATACCCAAATTTGCCCGGCATGGCGTAAAACTGCACAGCCCGTGGGAGCGACCCCGTAAAAAGCGCAGGGCGGAAAGGAAAACAGATGAAACGCGACGAAGTAAAGGCCATTATCCCGGGCATCACCGACGAGCAGCTGGACAAGGTGATGGATCTCAACGGTGCCGACATCGAGAAGCACAAACAGACCATCGCCACCCTGACCACCGAACGGGACACCGCCCGGACCCAGCTGGGCGAGGCCAACGAGAAGCTGGAAGGCTACGACCCCGACTGGAAAACCAAGGCCGCAGACGCCGCCCGCAAGGCCCAGGAGCAGGTGGACGCGCTGCAGAGCGACTTTGCTGCCCAGGGCGCAGTTTCCGGCGTAAAATTTTCCAGCGAGAGCGCCAAAAAGGCTTTTCTGGCCGACCTCAAGGCCAAAAAACTTCCCCTGCAGGAGGGCAAGCTGCTGGGCTTTGAGGATTTTCTGGCCGACTACAAGCAATCCGACCCCGCGGCCTTTGCCCCCGATCGGCCCGGCCCGGCCTTCACCACGCCCGGCAGCGGCGCCGCCGGCAAGCCCGGCAATCAGCAGCTGCTGGACGCAAAGTACAAAAACAACCCCTTCTATCACCCGAAAGGAGACTGACCTATGGCAGTTATGTATGGTTCTCAGAACGTGGATGAGAAGTACCTTCCCATCCTGGAACCCAACCTCTACTACAACCCCGTGATGGTGCCCGGCGTCACCTTCACCGACAAATACGAAAAAGGCCCCGCCGGCCAGATCTATATCCACAAGATCTCCACCACCGCCGTGGCGCCCGGCAAGCCCGGCCGGGATTTCACCGATACCGCGGTGTCCGATGCCCTCATCCCCATCCAGCTGAACAACAACTTCCAGCGCTCCTACAAGATCTACGGCGTGCAGGCGGCCGCGGTGGACTTTGCTGTGGCCGAGGAAGCCCTGGCCACCGCCGTGGCAGAATGCCGAGAGGGCTGGATGCGCAGCGCCATCGCCTGCCTGGCCCACGAGGGCTTTGCCGCCGCCGCCACCGAAGCCATCACCCCCGACAACGTGAAAAGCGACATCATCGCCACCCGCAAGGAGATCGTGAAGAAAAAGGGCCGGGCCAACGTGGTGCTCTGCACCCCGGATTTCTACGGCATCGTACTGGAGGCAGCCGGCAAGGATTTCACTCCCGTCATGAACGACCGCATCGCCGACACCGGCAACGTGGGCAAATGGCTGGGCATGACCTTTGTGGAGGCCAATGGCGCCACCGGCAGCATCAGTTACTACGACCACGCCGGCACCCAGCAGACGGCAGATCTGTCCCAGGTGCAGTATGCCATGTATTACCACGAGGCCCTGAGCATTGTGAGCAACTTTGAGCTGGCCCGGATCATCGATTCCGAGCGGTTTGCCGGCAGTCTGGCCCAGGTAGAGATGAACGTGGGCTATCGGGTCAGCAACGGGGATCTGGCGGCCGTGCGCAGCCTGGCCGGCTGACAGAGAAAGGAGCCGCGGGATGTACTCCGATTACACCACCTACCAGCAGCGGGGCGGCAATCTGCCCCGTGCCCAATACCTGCAGGCAGCCCAGCGAGCAGCGGAACTGATCGACTATGTCACTTGGAACCGCGCCGCCCAATGCCCCGAAATGGAGCAGCAGCTTTCCGCCTGCGAATGCGAGCTCATCCCCTATCTGCTGCAAAGCGGCCAGGAGGAGCTGCTGGCCAGCGCCAGCACCGACGGATACAGCTGCAGCTGGGTGTCTCGGGCCGAACGGGAGGCGGCCAAAACCGCCATCCTGCGGCGCTATCTCACCTTCCCGGTGGATCTTATGCACTTTGCGGGCAAAGAGGGGCGGTGATGGGATGCTGAAAGCCGACCAGACCGTGACCCTCATTCACCGGCAAGGCAGCCGCAAGGAAAGCTACCTCTGCACCGTTATCCCCTGCGCCAGCTGGTTCTGGAAACACAAAGCGGCTGTGGGGGACACCGGGCTGCGCAGCGCCCGGGAGCTGCACTGCCGTATCCCTGCCCAAAACCTGCCCCCTGATCTGGAAGTGGAGCCCGGGGACAAGATCCTTCTGGGCGAAATGCACAGCATCAGCGGGGCGGAGTTTGCCGCCCTGGGCCGCACCCGGCAGGCGGCGGTGGTGCTGGATGTACACCGCAATTTTTTCGGGCCCACGCCCCATCTCTACATTCTGGGAGGCTGACCATGGCAAAAGGCAGACAGATCAAAACGCCCCGGGGCACTCTGTACGAACGGCGCTTCAAGGACGGCCGCGTGACCTGCGCTCTGCGCTGGAATCCCGGCTTTGGGGCAGACAGGAGCCGCCGCTTCGACAGTGTGCAGCAGTTTGTGGACAGCGAGGTACTGCGCCGCTGCGGCCCCTACGTGCCGATGCAGACCGGTATGCTGATGCGCTCCGGCGAGCTGTGCACCGTGATCGGGTCGGGCGAGGTGCGGTATGTGGCCCCCTACGCCCGCCGCCTGTATTACGGCACCCATTTCCGCTTTGACCGCACCGCCCACCCCAATGCCGGGGCGCTCTGGTTTGAACGCGCCATGATCGACCACAAAGCGGCTATCCTGCGCGGCGCCGCCAAACTTGCAGGAGGGACCGCCAATGGATAACACGAGCATCGCGGCGGCACTGCGGGAGTATTTCCTCGCCTGCCCTCTGCTGGAAAAATACCGCGTGGGGGTGGACTGGCTGCCCGACCACGGGGTGGCCTTTTCCATCGACACCACCCCCGCCTCCCAGATCCTGCAGCGCTATGCCAGCGGCAGCAGTCTGCGGCAGTATCTGTTCAACCTTTGCAGCGTGCAGGACTACGGCCCCGACACCCTGCAGAATCTTGCCAACAGCGGGCTGTATGAGGAACTGGCCGCATGGATGGACGCCCAAACCAAAGCCCGGCGGCTGCCCGACCTTGGCCCCGGCCGCACACCACGGCTGATCGAAGCTCAAAGCACGGGATACCTGTTTACCGTATCCCCCGATTCCGGACGGTACCAGATTCAGTGCCGTCTGGTCTATTTTCAGAAAGGAGATCGAAGATGAAACTCAGCGAACTGATGGCCGGCGTGACCCCCGACGAGGAATTTGCCGGCATCGTCACCGCCGGCGACATGGTGCTGGCGGTGGATTTTTCCGGCGTTGCCGAAAGCCCGGCCGAATACATCGTGGCCGATGAGGGCGTGACCGAACAGACCGGCGCCCTGGAGGCGGTGACCGCCGAAAGCACCTACCTGCGCAGCGGCAGTACCACCACCAAGACCGGCACCAAGCGCACCTTCACCGTCACCGGCGACCGTTTTGCCGGCGATGCGTTCCAGGACGCTCTGCTGGACCACAGCCTGAAATACGGCACCGGGCAGGCCGTTGTCAAGCCCTATGTCTATTTCAACATGCTCACCGGCAAGGGTGAGCAGGGCCTGCTGAGCATCACCGTCGAGGATGACAGCAGCGGCGCCGCCGGCGAAAACGCAGGCTGGTCCGCCACCCTCACCGCCCGGGGCACCCCCACCGAATACACCTACGCCGCCAGTTAAACCATTTTGCAGCCGCCCTCCCTTCGGGGAGGGCCAAACCTGTAAGGAGGAACACCTATGCTTCGGATATTGGACCACGAGATCGACTTCGACATCACATCGCCCCAGGATATGCAGCGGTATCTGGAGGCCGGCCGTGCCATGGAAGCGGCTGCCGCCGCTCTGCCCGACCTTCCCTCCGCCGCCCAGCTGGGCAACCTGGAGGGGCTGGAAGTCTACACCGCCTGCATCACCGCCCAGTGCCGGATGCTCACCGACTTCATCGACGCAGCCTTCGGCGAGGGTACCTGCAACATGCTGCTGGGCCCCAAAACCAGCCTGGACCGGCTGCTGGATCTGGTGGATGCCCTGCGGACAGCCATCGACGCCCAGGGAGAACAGACCGCCAAAAAGCTGACTGCCTACCAGCCCAACCGGGCCAGGGGCGGTGAGATGAAATGAACTGCCTGCTGTTGGAAGGCAGCTTGCCGGATTCCATCGACGGCGTGCCGATCTACCCCGATTATCGCAACATGATCCGCTTTGAGCAGATCCTGGAGGACGACACCCTCACCGACGAGCAAAAAACTCTGCTGGCGGCGGCGCAGCTGTTCGACCGGCTGCCACCCGGCGGCATCGCCCGGGCCGCCGACCGGCTGCAGTGGTTTTACCGCCGGGGGGCGGAAGGCTCCGGTGCACAGCCGGGAAGCCGCGCCCGCGCCTGGGATCTCACGGTGGACGCCGGCTGCATCTACGCCGCCTTTTTGCAGGCCTACGGCATCGACCTTGTCCGGGTGCCTTTTCTTCACTGGTGGGCTTTTCTGGATCTGCTGGAAAATCTGCCCGAACACACCCTGATGGCTCAGAAGATGCAGCTGCGCACGATGAATCTGTCCGAGATCAAAGATGCCAAGCTGCGGGAGCGATACAAAAAGCTGCAGCGCCAGGCGGCCCTCCCTCCCCGGAGAGGCAGAAAGGACAATGCGGCTGAGACCCTGGCCCAGCGGGTACAGCGGAGGCACGCCGAGGCGAAGCAGCAACTGGAAAGGAGAAAGGCAGATGGGGTATGACGGCTCGATTGCATTTGAGACCCGTGTGGATACCAGTGGTTTTTCCTCTGGTGCCAGCAAACTGAACAGCAGCTTCAGCAAGGTAAAAGCCGGAGCCGAAGACGCTGCCCGGGGAGTTGAAGAACTGCCCGAACAGCTGGACAAAACGACTTCCAGCGCCTCCCGGCTGTCGGACATCGTGAAGGGCGGCGGGATCTTCAAACTGATTGAAAAAGGGATGAACGCGGTGGTGGACTCCCTGGATGCCGCCATCGACCGCTACGACACCATGAACCGGTTCCCCAAAATGCTGGAGCAGATGGGGTATGGTGCAGACGAATCCGCCCGGGCTGTAGAGGAGCTTTCGCAGGGGGTGCAGGGGCTGCCCACCACGCTGGACAGTGTGGTGTCCACTGCCCAACGTCTCACTGTGCTGACCGAAAATCTGGAAAAATCGGTGGACACCACGCTGGCGCTCAACAACGCCTTTCTGGCCAGTGGGGCTGGAAGCGAAGGTGCCGCCCGTGGCATGGAGCAGTATATACAGGCAATGAGCCGCGGTAAATTCGAGGCGGAAGAATGGAAAACAATGCAGGAAACTATAGGCTTCGCCCTCAACAAGACAGCCGAAGCCTTCGGCTTTGCCGGCGAGAGCGCCCAGAATGACCTGTATGCCGCGCTGCAGGCGGGAGAAATCACTTTCGACCAGTTCAATGCCAAGCTCATTGAGCTGGACGGCGCGGTGGGCGGTTTTGCCGAGCTGGCCAAAACCTCTACAGCCGGTATCGGCACCGCCTGGACAAACTTCTCCAGCGCCATCGTGCGCGGCACCACCGGCATCATTGAGAGCATCGACAAGGGATTTTCCAAAACACGGTTTCAAAGCATCCAGACGGTGATTGAAACCACCGGCAAGGGCATCGAAAGCACCATGAAGCTGGCCGCCCCGGCCATTGAGCTGGTGGCTGCCAACGCCGACAAGCTGGTGGTGGCCATCGGTGCGCTGACCATCGCCTACGGCGCCAACAAAGCAGTGCAGGTGTTTGCCAATGCGCAAACACTTGTAAATTCGGCTCTTGAAGCCACAAATAAAGTAGGCAAAATTCTGATTCCCACCCTGGATGCAAAAGCGCTGGCTGAAGCCAGGGCGGTCGCCATTTCCCAGCTTCACGAAAAAGCGACAGAAAAAGAAATTATTACGCAGATGGCAGCGAACGGCGTCATCACTGCCAAGACCTTCGCCCTGGGCGGCATGACCACCGGCATGGGCCTGGCCACCGTAGCCTCCGGTCTGCTCACCGCCGCCACCACCGCCCTGAGCACGGCTATCAAGGTATTGCTGGGCCCGGTTGGATTGATTACTCTCGGGATCACCGCTTTGGTTGCGGGAGCCGTTGCCCTGTTCAAATGGTTCACCAGCAACTCGGAAGCCTGCGAAGAGCAAAAGGCGGCCCTGGAAGAACTTGCGGGCGCACAGGAAGAACTTGCTGAATCCGAAAAAAACAGCGAAAAGGCATCCAAAGAGAACATCAAATCCATCCGCGCAAATGCTGACGCAGCCAAGTCTCTGGTATCTCAGCTGAAAACGTTGGACGGCGCCGAGAAAAAAAGTGCCAGCGAAAAGCAGCGCACAAAGCAGCTTGTGGAACAGCTGAACGAACAGTATGCCGACCTTTGCCTTGTCTATGATGAGGAGAACGACCGGCTGAACATGAACACTCAGCAGCTGCAGGACTACATCGACGCCCAGCGGATGATGGAGGAAGCCTCCGCCCTCCAGCAGCGCTACAATGAACTGCTCACAGAAGAATCCACGATCCGGCAAAACAAAGCCGAGCTGGACGCAAAAGAACAGGAGCTGGCCCAGCAGCTGGAGCAGCGGCTGATCACCACCGCCGAATACAACGGCCTGCTGGAACAGCTGAACGAGACCCGTGCCGGATATCTGACGCAGGAAGAGGAGATCGCCGCGCGTAAGGCCAAGCTGGATACCCAATTGACCGAGCTGGACACCGCCAAGGCAGAGAAAATCATTGAAAACACCGCCGCGCAGCAGGAAGCTGCGCAGGCTGCCGCCGAGGCCGAGGAAGCAGAAATGCAGCGCCGCAAGGACGCGCTGCAATCCTACACCGAGGCGGCAACCGATATGTTCGACCGCATCAATACCGAGAGCGAACAGAGTATTGGCGAAATGATTTCCAATCTGGAGCACAACCAGCAGGCTGTGGCCCAGTGGGCCGACAACATTGCTCTGCTGGCCCAGCGCGGCATCGACCAGGGCCTGTTGCAGCAGCTCCGGGATGCCGGGCCGGAAGCCGCCGGAACGGTGGCTGAATTGGCGTCGGCCACAGACGAAGAGCTGGCGCGCCTGAGCGAAGTGTTTGCCAACGGCAGTGAAGTGGCCGTGCAGGCGCTGCTGAAAGAACTTGGATTGCCCGAAGTGACCAGCTCCGGCAGTGATATGGTGGACGACATCGCCGCCGGTGTGGAGAAAAATCAGTCGCTGGAGGATGCCACCGTGCAGCTCATCCAGGACACCAAGGCAGCTGCCGCCAACCAGGTGCGGGCATCCAACTTTGATTCCATCGGCCAGCAGATGATCGCCGGCATCACAGCGGGCGTACAAGCCGGGGCGTCGGGCCTGCTGGAAGCGATGCGCGGGGCTGTCCGGTCGGCAGTGGCTGCCGCCCAAAGCGAGGCGGACATCAACTCCCCCTCCCGGGTGTTTCGGGATGTGATCGGCCTGAACATCATGCGCGGCTGGGCGCTGGGCGTGAAGGATGGACAGCCTTTGGTGGAGCATGGAATGGTTGAGGCAATGGATGCCCTTCGGCGGGAGATCGCCGGCGGGCTCTCCCCCGCCAGCCTGGTGCTCTCCATGCGCAATACCGTGGCCAGCGCCCAGAGCAGCTTTGCCGGGCGTATTTCCACCACCCCCCTTTCTCACTTCTCCCCGGCCGCGGCGACAGTGCAGCCGTCCGCGCCCCATACGCAGAATATCTACTTTGAGCAGCCGATGCAGGCCCCCGACGAGATCGCCCGGGCGCTGCGCATTGAGCAAACCTATGGATTGGCAGGTGATCGCAATGGATAGAGATGTAATTGCCCGCTTTGTGCGGGAGGACGGCGAGCAGCTGCTGGTGGACGAAACCGACTGGGGCCTCACCTCCATCGAGGGGGCCGCCGCCCCCGCCTATCAGCTGTTCACAGAAAACACCGCATCCGGCGATGGTGTGGTGGTTACCGGCAAGCGGGTGGGCGCGCGCGACCTCAAGCTGGAGGCCGAAGTCATGGATACCCGCAACAACGACATTCTCCGCCGCCGGGCCGTCGCCTTTTTCCGCGGCAAAACCAACTTTCAGATTCATCTCACCTACATGGGCGTCACCCGCTGGATCGCGGGCGAACTGGCTGCCTTCGACGCCCCCTCCAGCCAGATCGACCAGCCCCAGGGATTTTCCGTATATTTTGTCTGCCCCGCTGCCTTCTGGCAGAGCGAGGACGATTTCGGCCAGGACATCGCAGGGGAAACCGCCCGTTGGGGATTTCCCTATATGGACCACCCCAGACAGGGAGTGCTGGTGTCTGCCTACCGGTTCCAGCGCCAAGTGGAGCTGGACTACGATGGGGACGAGCCCGCCTGGCCCCGCATTACCCTCACCGCCTCGGAAACGGTGACCAACCCCAAGATGAGCATAAACGGCGCCTATGTGCGCCTGCTGGACACCTTGCTCGCCGGGGACAGCGTCACCCTGGCCTTCGACCCGCCCCGGGTAACCAAAAACGGGGAAAATATTCTCAACCGTATCGACCGCACCAGCAACTTTTCCGCCATGCAGATGCAGCCCGGCATAAACCGCATTGAATTTTCCGCCGATGCCGGCGACAATGCCCTGCACTGTGTGGTCCGCTACAACAAGCAGTATCTGGGGGTGTAGCAAATGCAGCTTCTTGCATTGGACAAGGATTTTCAGCCGGTGGGCTACCTGATTCCCCTGAACCTCCAATGGACGAGGGAGTACTACACCATCGGTCAGTTTTCCATCCAGGTGGCTGCCGAGGGCTATACGCCGGATATGGCCTACCTGTACCGGCCCGACCGGCCGGAAACCGGCATCATCCAGAAGGTGCAGCTCACCGAATCCCTCAAAGGACGGTTCGTGCAGCTGTCCGGCTATTTCCTCGAAGCCATCCTCAACGACAAGGTCGTGTGGCCCACCTACTATGCCTCCGGCAGCCTGCCGGCGGCAGTGGTGCAGATGCTGCGTCAATACAAGGGCGACATCCCGCTGCTGGATGTCGCCGACGCGCCCGCCATGCAGGCGGACGATGCCTGGCAGGAGACCGGCGGGGCGCTGGCCACGGTGGCCTACACCCGGCTGCAAACCATGCAGATGTCGCTGCGCTGCCGGTACGACTATCTTGCCGGGCGCATCACTGCCGAGGTGTGGCAGGGGCTGGACCGCACACAGGAGCAATCCACAAATCCTTTCGTCGTCTTTTCCGACACCTTCCGCAACCTGGCCCAGGTGGACGCCACCCTGGACACAAGCAACTGGAAAAACTACGCTGTAGTGGCCGGGCAGGACGAGGGCAGCGCCCGCAAGGTGGCATATGCCGACCTGTCCGAGGGGGGATACCGGCGCATATTGTTTGTGGACGCCCGCAGCGAGCGCTGGGACCCGGATGAACAAAGCGAGGCCGAATATTTGGAAAGCCTGCGCCAGCGCGGGCTGGACGCCCTGCTGGACTATCAGGTGATCCGCAGCGTGGACATCGACGCCACCCAGGCGGGGTTCACCTATCTGCAAGACTGGGACCTGGGCGACAAGGTGGACGTGGCATTGCCGGATATTGGGCTTGCGATGCAGGGCCGCATCATAACCGTGCACGAGGTGCTGAAAAACAACGTCTCTTCCATCTCCATCACGCTGGGCGACAAAAAGCTGACCCAGCTGAAGAAAGCGAGGATGATCTATTGAAAAGCTATCCCTTTACCAGTCAGGTGACCTACGATGAACAGGAGCTGCCGCAATACGACCGCGCCGTGGATTCCGCTTTTTTGCGGGATGTGTTCAAACAATATTTTTCCGACGGCGTGTTCTATCGCCCGTCCACCGGCATGCAGGTGGAGGTGGACAGCGGCATGCAGGTGGGTGTGCTGCCCGGGGCCGTGCATATACAGGGTGCGATCGGCATCGAGGACAGCCGCCGCACTCTGCAGGTGCAGGCGGCCGACACACAGGATCGCATCGACACGGTGGTGGCCCGGCTGGACCTGTCGCTGGCCGCCCGCAGCATCGACCTGTACATCGTCAAGGGTGCGCCTTCCACTTCGCCCTCACCCCCTGCGCTCACCCGCAATGCCACTGTGTGGGAGCTGGGACTGGCCAATCTGTTCGTGGCAAAAGGCGTCACCTCCATCACACAGCAGCGCATCACCGACACCCGGCTGGACACCGCCCGCTGCGGCACCGTGGCCGCGCCGCTGGCCCCGCCGCTGGACACCGATGCCTATTTCGAGCAGCTGCAGGCACTCATCGACGATCTGGAAGAGACCATCGCCGGCATCAAAATCGGCAGCGAGGTGATGCTACGCACGGTGTACGACAGCAACGGGGACGGCGTGGTGGACAAAGCCCGCAACGCCAACGTGGCACAGGACAGCGAACTGCTGGCAACGCATTCGCCGGAATGGTACGCCCCGCCGGGTGTGATCGTGCCGTATGGAGGCGCAACCGCCCCCGCGGGCTGGCTGCTGTGCGACGGCAGAGCCGTCTCCCGCACCACCTACGCGGACCTGTTTGCCGTCATCGGCACCACCTACGGCGCGGGCAACGGCAGCACCACCTTCACGCTGCCCGACCTGCGCGGCCGGGTGGCGGCGGGCGCGAACGCATCCAACGCGCTGGCGAGCAGGGCGGGGGCCGACAGCAAACAGATCGCCCGCGCCAACCTTCCCGCCGAAAAGCTGCGTATCGCCGACAACGGAAGCTGGATAGTCGACACGACACAGTTTGGCGTGCACAGCGGAAAGCCTTTGAGCCTGGGCAATAACCGTTCGGAGGCCGAATACCTCTACACCGAACCGATGGGCAGCGGCACCGCTTTCGATGTGCGGCAGAACACCATCTACCTCAACTATATCATCAAGTGCTGAAGTGCTGATGGGAGGAAGCAATGGAAAGAATCGAGATCCGCCGCGGCGACACCCTCCAGCTCGGCGTTGTGCTCACAGATCAGAACGGCGAGACGTTTACGCCGGCGCCGGGGCAGCAGCTGATGCTTTCGGTCGGCATTGCGGGCAGTCCGATGTTTACAGTGCCGGTTGTGGACGGAGTGGCCGGCATCCGGCACGAGGACACAAAAAGCATCAGCCCCGGCGAATATCGCTTTGACGTGCGGCTGTACGACGCCGACAAAACGCTGGTGGCCACACCAATCTACGGCGAATTTGCCGTGTTGGAGGTGGTGAACGATGACATCTGAGTTGCGCGGAAGCATCCGCACACGGGCATCTGTACACGGCAGCATCCGCCCGGTACGGATCGCAGGCTGCATCGTCCTTGGGCCGCGGATCACCGGGAGGGTGTATATCGGCCAGGCCGGCGAGCAGTATCCGGCGTATGATGGCGATTACACAGCCATTCCGCGCCCCGCTGCACAAACACTGCCCACAGAAGGCAAACGCATGGAGCAGGATGTGACGGTGAAAGGAATCCCGTTTTTTGTCACCGAAAACCCCGCAAAGGGAAATACCATCTATATCGGAGGGAACTAAATGGCACTGAATAACAACAAAGTAATCTATGGCGGCAAGGTGCTGATCGATCTCACCAGCGACACCGTCACGGCCGATAAGCTGGCAGAAGGGATTACTGCCCACGACAAATCCGGCGCAATCATTACCGGCACCAACACCTTCGACGCCGACACCAGTGACGCCAACGCCACAGCTGCCGAGCTGCTGGAGAGCAAGACGGCCTATGTGCGCGGAAGCAAAGTTACCGGCACCATGCCCAACAACGGCGCGGTGGCCGGCGAGATCGCCGACAAGGACACCCCCTACACGGTGCCCCTGGGCTACCACGACGGCAGCGGCAGGGTGGGCATCGCCGCGGCCGAAAAGTCCAAGCTGGTGCCGGACAACATCCGCCAGGGCATCACGATCCTGGGCGTAGAGGGTTCGATGAGCGGCACCGAGGACGTGAAAGCGCAGGCAAAATCGGCCACCCCCGCCACCGAACAGCAGGTAATTACCCCCGACGAGGGATACAACTACCTGTCTCAAGTGACTGTGGAGCCTATCCCGTACACCGAGAGCGAGAACTCCGCCGGCGGCCTCACGGTCACCATCGGCGGCACGGGGAAAGCCGCAATGAGGGCGCGCAAATGGAAGTGAACAAGGTGGAATTCGCCGGCCGCATCCTGATGGATATCTCGGATTCAACTGTCCGGCCAGAAGACTTGCTGAAAGACGAAACCGCGTACAATGCCGCCGGAAAGCAAATACGCGGCACGCTGGTGCCCGGAGATATGTTTGAAAGCGAATACGGCGGCAGCGCGCCGGGCGTTGTGGCCTCGGCCGACAAGGCCGCCGAGGCTGCAAACGCACAAACGGCCAATACGCTGTTGAATCGTACGGGCGGGCAGGGACATGCCGGAGACTGGTATACTCCCCCTGGCGCGGTGATGCCCTACGCGGGTACATCTCTGCCGAGCGGATGGCTGTGGTGCGGCGGGAACCTGGTGTCCCGCACACAATACGCTGCACTCTTTAAGGCCATTGGCACCACCTATGGAGCAGGAGATGGCAAAACCACCTTTGCCCTGCCCGATCTGCGCGGCCGCGTGGTGGCCATGCGCGGCGACAGCCAGAGTGTGGGCGATACGGCAGGCGCCGACAGCAAGAAAATCGCCAAAGCGAATCTGCCCGCTGAAAAGCTGAAAATCGCCGACAACGGCATGTGGTTGGTAGATACAGCGATTTCGGGAACGCGCAGTGGCTCGGCTATTACCAAGAGCAGTAAGCAACATATGGATTATCTCTATACAGAAGCATTGGGAAGCGGCGCCGCCTTCGACGTGCGCCAGAACACCATCTACCTCAACTATATCATCAAATATTGATACAAAAGGAGCACAACAATGGCACAGATCCTGGATGTAAGTAAATATCAGCCGACAATCAATTACACCGAGGCGGCAAAGCATATCGAGGGCGCAATCCTGCGCTGCGGGTACACCGGCTGGGGCGACGCCAACGAGTGCTGCCCCGACGAGTGCTTTGAACAGCACTATGTCGGGTTCAAGGCGGCGGGCGTGCCGGTGGGCGCCTACTATTACTCCGCGGCCGACACCATTGCCAAGGCGCGCGAGGAGGCCGAGTTCTGCAAGCAGCTGCTGGCGGGCAAGCAGCTGGAACTGCCGGTGTATTACGATCTGGAGGAGCCCCACCGCATGGGCGCGCTGAGCCGCGCGCAGCTCACCGCCCAGGCCGAGGCATGGGCTGAGGTGATGGAGGCGGCCGGGTACTTCGTGGGCATCTACGCCAACACCAGCTGGTTCCGCACCAAGCTGGACCATGCCCGCCTGGTGAAAAAATACACCCTCTGGCTGGCTGATTACCGCGCCCAGCCCGACACTCAGCTCCAGCGCGACCTGCACCAGTACACCAGCGCCGGGCAGGTGCCGGGCATCGCGGGCGGAGTTGATCTCAGCCGCGTCGAACGCCCCGACCTGCTGACGGTGGTCAAAGCGAGCGGCCTGAACGGCTGGACCAAGCAGCCGGACAAGCCCTCTGTGCCCGATCCGCAGCCCCAGCCGGGCCGCACCTATACCGTGCAGCCGGGGGACAGCTGGTATCGCATCGCCGCCCGGCAGCTGGGCAGCGAAAGCCGTGTGCAGGAACTGCTGGCCGCCAACGGCGCCACTGTGGCCACGGTGATCCATCCCGGCCAGATCATCCGCCTGCCGGGCGAGGGGGCGGCAGCGCGCACCTATACCGTGCAGCCGGGGGACAGCTGGTGGCGCATCGCCGAGCAGCAGCTGGGCAGCGGCAGCCGGATGCAAGAGCTGGCCGCCGCCAACGGCCGCACCACCGCCGACACCATCCACCCCGGCCAGGTGCTGGTACTGCCGGAATAACGGGGGACATATGTGGGATATCACTGCCAATATCATCTCGGTGCTTTTGCCGCTGCTCACTGCCTTTGCGGGCTGGGCGGCGGCAAAGCTCCGCACCAGCGGTAAGCGTGATCGCGCCCTCGAAGCCGGCGTGAAAATGATGCTGCGCGAGCGCATCATCGACCTGGGGATGCACTACATTGATCGCCAGGAGATTCCCCCTTTCGCCCTTGAAACGATCAAAGGGATGCATGCTGCCTATATCGAACTGGGCGACGGGGATCGCAGCGTGAGTATAATCGTAGAGCGCTGCAAGAACTTACCTATTGTAAACGGAGGTTAAAAGCATGGATTTCATGGGTATCGCCGGCGTGGCCGGCATCACTGTAATCTGCTATCTGGTGGGCGTTATTATCAAGGCAACGCCCTGGAACAACAACAAGATCATTCCCGTAGTCTGCGGCATCACCGGCGCCATCTTGGGCGCGGTGGCGCTGGCCACCGGGATGCCGGAGTTCCCGGCCAGTGACTACATCACTGCCGTGGCGGTGGGCATCGTGTCCGGCCTGGCTGCCACTGGCGCTGATCAGGCCGCCAAGCAGCTGCATAAGTAA